GGCATATCGTGCTCACCTTCATGTCCACACAGCGCAATACGGAAACGCTCGTCATCACCATGTTCAACGGCCCAATCGCGGACCTGTAAGGACTCGGTGGTCATCTCGTTGGCGTATACATGACTCTCACGATTAGAGCAATACGGCGGGTCAAGGAATACGGAAGTGAGACCGTGGTGCGTTGTTGCTGTCGTGCAGACAACCCGTGTCCAGTCTCCGCAAGCGGCACGCACTCTCCGAAGGCGATCAGGTAGATGTCGAAGGATGCTCTGTGGATCATGTGTTGCCCCGTTGATGCCTTGTGGTCTACCGAGCTGAGGAAGTTTTTTCATGTCTCGCTCTGCAAATCCCCATCCAAACCATGAGCAGATACCCCATACCCACCACCCGGCGATCTTCGCGTCGTGCTATTCAGGATCAGCTACCAGTGCATCATACAGCGATTCACGTTGACCGATGAGCCATCGGTTCCGTGCGTGCAGGTCCGCTTCGTTCACTGGCCAGTCGGCGTGTTCCGCAACTGCGTCGGGTGCATACTTCACGGCACGCCAGAAGTTCGCAATCATGCAGTCCTTGTCGTTGACGGTCTCGTATCGCACCTCACCTTCCGGCCACGCAGGACGACCCAACAGCACGGCACACGATCCGCAGAACGGCTCCACGTAGTTCTTCGTATCCCCGAATCGCTCCCATACCATGGGCGCGACGCGAGACTTCCCACCGAAGTAGGGGAACGGTGCCTTGAGTTTCTTATTCATTTTTTCTCCGCATCGTGAAATAGTTTATGACACGCCGGGCACAACACGACAACGTCGGATAAGCGTTCTTCACCGATCCGATCATACGAATTGTGGTGTATGTGCAACGCGGCGGATGTTTGCAGACTTCCGCACACCGAACAATGTTGATCCCAGAATGCCAACACGATGCGTCGGAATACTTTCCAATGAGTCGATTCAAGATATTCTTGATACGTGCGATTGCCGACTTTCATCTTTGCCCCGTTCACTTCATTCCCCTTTCGGTCAACCATTTCATGCATCGACCCGCCGTCACCTTGCCGATACCGTCGATCGCCGTCCATTCTTTCACGTCCGCCAACACCATGTCGATCACGGTGCCGAAGTGCACACCGACCATCGTCGCCTTTTTCTTACCGATACCTGGTAGACACGCGGCGACTTGACACGCTGGCGTCTGACCCATGATGCCGAACCCGGTTGGTATCGTCACCTCACGATACGACTCATGATCACCCCACTCACGTTGCCACCATGTGAACGTTGTCCAGATCATCGGCGCGACCGCCGCGATGTTCGGTGCCCACAACACGCTGATGTTCATGTGATTTTCGATCGTCAACATGCGCCCCCATAGTTCAGTCCATGATGGTTCAAGCGTGCGTTGGTAACGTTCATCGAATACCCCACTTCCGTTGCCGGTCACGCGGTAATCGCCATAGATGACGAGGTAGCAGACGTTGAACGACCGCATCATCTTTTTGAGTTGTTCATTCAACCTACCCGATCGCATCGACCCGGCAAGGTCAGACAACGTCTTGATTTCGATGCCAATCTCCAGCGGACCCTCAGGCCCGTTGCCGGTGAAGGCGGCATCGCCCGCCGCCATCAACGTTGACTTCGCATGACGTATCAACGGCAACAACTCCTTCGACCCTTCACGGTTATCGACGTATAGCACACGACCGGTCATGCGTCACCCACACCCGTGTCTTCAACATCCACACCCAACATCGTCAACAACCCGGCGATGTCGCCACCGTGCGTCGGGTGCGGTGCATACGTATCACCCATATACAACTGTTCACCGTTCAACGTCGCGTCGTCAACGCATTTGTCGATCACTTGCGCATACGTCTTTGTCTTGTAATCATATCGACACTCGACAACGACGTGTGAGGCGAACCGGGTTTGCGAATATCCGTCGATGACATGCATACCCGTGTTCGTGTCGTTGACCCACTTTTCTTTGAGTCGGTTCAAGAAGATCACCGTCTTTCCACTCGCTTTCGCGGCTTCATACACAAGTTGTTCCATCGACTCGTTGACCGGGCCATAGTCGCGACCGCGCACCTTTTCAAGCCGCCCGTTGATCGCAAGCCGTGCACTCTTATACACCGTTGACATGCTATCGATCACGACGAACGGGTCGGCGCATTGCTCCCAATCCAACGACGCCGAATACAACGATTGAAAATACTCCCATGCGAGAATCTGTTCATTCAATTCGTCAACGGTCAATTGTTCTTTATACGCGTCGTTGATCCGCACACCTTCAACCAGATCAATCGTCTTCCGATACCCGAACGAATATGGTATCTCGAACGGGTGCACGTTCGGCATATCGACGACCGGCACACCGTTGATCTTCAGATGATCCGCCGATCGCTCAGTGAACAGATATGCGATATCGCCCGGTGCCGACAACGCGAGACTTGACTTACCTGTCCCGTCGAGACCCTGCAACGTGATCGCGAACGATTGTCGTGCGGGGAACTTGTATTGATCAAAGCCCTTGATCGATGTCATTGTCGTCTTCTCCAGTTTCACGTTTATCACTCAATGATAAGATGTCGATCGCGACCAACCGACCGATCACGTGCTCGTTGTCGTTGTCGATCTTGATCACCAACAACGCGCCTTCGTGACCGTCTTGCAATGCCGGATCAACCGTAATACGCGCGGTCACTACATGTGTAGGTCGCACACCATCTTCAGAAACATCAACATGCGTTTCCATACCATCACCCCATCACGACTGCAATCGGTGTCAACGTGCACACGATTTCGACCGTCGCCTTATGATACTCGATCACCTTGTCAATCCGCTTGTAACACTGCGGTGATTCATCCACACCCGCACCGACGACAAGCACGCCCTTACCATGGTCAACGCCCCCAACCCACTCGTCTTGCATCGTCTGCGTGACCGCACCCGGCTTGCCTTTCCGACCTTTAGCCTCCATGCGTCCCATCACACGACCCGCGCCGTGAATGGTGGAAAACATCGCCTTCACCTGTTCATCGGGGTTTTCTTTTCCTTTGATGATATACGACACATCGCCCATCGATCCACCGACAAACGACACCTTACCAGGTTTGTTCGCCGTCGCACCCTTCCGATGCAACCACCCGCCGACGTTGCGTGCGTATTCCGCGAAGTTGTGATGGTTTTCAACCCGGTCATTGATGCTGACGTTGAACACTTCGGCGATCTTATTACACACAAGTCGTCGGTGTTCAGACGCATAGGCTTGCGCAAGCGTCATGCACGCGATGTATTCGATTGCGATATCTTGATCTATCGGCAATAACACTGCACCGCCCGCGACTTCATGACCTTCGACTTTACCGCGTTCGATGAAGTGATCGGCGATTTGATACCCGAACCCCCGCGACCCGAAATGCACACCGGCCCACACGTCGTGATCGTCATCGATGAATAGGTCGATGTAATGATTCCCGCCGCCGATTGTGCCGATCTGCCCCTTCGCAAACACGAACGGGTTGATCGGTGACGTGTCGCGTTTGCCGCGGCGAAATTCGATGTGTTCTTTGATGTATTCCCACGCGGGCTTGTATTCTTCGTGCATGAAGACTTCTGGAAACTGTCCGCCTTCCATCCACCCGCCGACGCCGAAGTGAAATGTAGACTTGATAAGATCGACATACTTCACCAGATCACGCCGCACAACACCTTCACGTATGCCAAGCCTCACCGCTTGATTGCCGCACCCGATATCATACCCGACGGCGGTCGGCGATACGTGGTTGCGATACAACGCCACGCCGCCAATCGGCATAGAATATCCAAGGTGATTGTCGGCCATCAACACAAGCATGTCGGAATTTTCGGCGATCGCCCACGCTTGTGCCATCGTGTTATCTTCGACTTCACCGAAGACGCGTATGTGTTTATGATTGCCGGTCGTGTTGAACGTCATGTTGACTTTCGTTTCATTTGTCATTGAGATTTCCCCCGTCGGTGCGTGCATACCAACACTGTTCACCGTCATCATGCTTGTGTCTGAATCCGCTTCGACTTCCGGCGTAGTATTGATCGCACGAGTCGCAATGTTCGTAGGCTTTCACACACTTCTTACACGCCCGCACGCCGCGACCCCCATCGATAACGTGCGTTACATCTTCACGCGCCCCACACACGTTGCAGAAGGCTTTCGCGGCATTCTGTATCATCCGCCAATTGTCGGCGATCTCACGATGGGTGAATTCAAGTCGCCATTCACGTGGGCGTGGTTGCCGATCGAATTCGTGATAGTGTAACACGATGAACCGTGCTTGTAAGTTCGGAATCGGCAAGCCATCTTCACCCACATCATTCGTTTTGCTGACGTGATCACTACCATGTCGCGTCATCGCGACCGCTTGCATGTATGCCATGACTTGCCACATCCAACGTCGATTACTGCTTGGCTTCATCACCTCGCCACCCTTCCGGGTCGCGGCGCGCGACGTTGCTTTCACTTCGATCACTTCACCTGTTTTGCCATCGTAAAAGTCGGGCGTGTATATGATGTGATCATGTCGTATTTCACCAACCGACCACCCTTTCGCCTTCGACAAGCCGAGCGAAAGGTATGCTTCCCATGCCAACCCGATTGCGAATCTCGCCCGCGTGTTCGCGTCGATCGTCTTGTCGTATTGTGGGCCATCCATCATCTCGTCGAGATATTCAAGTATCGTCGACAGGTGCAACCCCGGTGATCGGGGCGGTATCTGCGCGATCAAATCGATATCTTCACGTAGAATCTCTTCAACCTTCGGCATTCAACACCCCTTTTGCGTGGTCTTCGGCGTATGCGAACATACGATCCAACATTGCACACGTTGTGATGATTTCGCGAAGTTCTTCACGACCATCAGATAACGTGCCCATTGTAAGCGAAGAAACGTGTCTGACGTTGGGAATCATAGACGGTGTGCCAATCCATTGCATTGATGTGATCGTGTTTCGCACCTGTCCAACTAAATCATCCAACGTGCCTATTGTCACGTATTCCAACGATTCCATGAGTTCTGATATCCGTTGGTGTGCATCTCCATCACCACTGACTTCAATTGCTTCAATCGCTTTTCGTGTCGCGTGATCGCGTTCGATACGATCAAACCCTTTCGCTACTGCACACGCGATCAATTCTTTCGTTTTGGTTTGCTCATTCATTTCGTTCACCTCGATGTAAGATTCGGGGCGGCACACGACCGACCGCCCCGGTGTAACAGTGTTCACACGTTTCTATTCACACGCGGTCAAGACACCATCGACATACACCCACAAACCTTCCATTTCACCTTCCTGCAGAAAGGCTTCATCTGCCATTCGATTACTGATCGCGGCGCGTTCAACCCCGGCGATCGCGGCGACCATTTCATCACGCGCGGTATCATCGGTGACGGTCGCGGGCTTCAACGTGATGCCCATGCCTTGCTTCCGCAACTGTGCACGCGCGATCGACACGCCTTCATCTGCCAACAACGCCGCGATCACAGACTTCGCCGCCGCGTCAACCGATTCACCATCATTCACGTCGGTTTCCGCCTTCGGTGCTTTACGCTCCGCTGGTTTCGTGCCGTTGCTCAGTGTTCCCAAGCCGTCGGGGTAATACTGCGACACGGTCAGATCGGTCACTGGGAACCCCTTCTTGTTCAACTTGACCTTACCGTCTTTGTCTTTGATCGGCACCTGAATCAAGTGAACCGCCGCACCTTCGACCACCGAAATACCCGCTTCCATGTCGTCGGCGAACTTCGCCAATGGGAACTTTGAATCGACAAGCGTGTCGGTGAACCGCTTCATGCTGTCTTTCTTATTCAGCTTCTGTTGCGCCGATTTCAGCGGTCGCAAGTTCAACCCGTCGGCGGTTGCGGCCCATGACGTATCGTTGCCGCATACGAGTAGGTTCTCTGTCGTTTCACCATCGGCGGTCTCGAAGTCGATTTCCAACACTGGAATACTCATACTTCTACCATCGCGATCGGTAAATGCGCCACCAAAGTCGTTCGTCGTGAACCGTGCTTTCGTGATCACGGCATCGACGTCGTTCAAATTGATCATCTCAAACGATACTTCGGGGTCAAAGATGTTGAATTCTGATACGATCTCTTCGGTCGTTGCGTCGGTCGTGTGTTCTGCTGACATTTTCAGTTTCCTCGGTTGTGATTGTTCCTTGACAACTTATTTCGCCCAAACGCCCATACCATCGGCGTCCGACAAGATGACAGCTTTTTCACGTATGATAACCCCAACACGCATGTGCGTATGTGTGCGTGTAAGGTAATGGGTGAAAAATGTGTCAAGTGTCGAGAATCGTATCTAACTCCAATCCAGTATGGTATTAGTATATATATATATTTGTCAAATCTTGTCAAAAGTAGTCAAGTATCTATAGACCTCTCACCTTCATAACCCTCACCCCACACTTGATGTGTTGCCATTTCGTTGATGCGTATACCCTTCCACGCTCTTTGACCAGTTCCGCGCTCACGCACCGAAGAAAGGGGTGCGGCGGACATCATTTTGCGCCCGAATTCGATTTTTGACATGGGTTGCCACTCAATATCATCTGATAACTTCGTTGCGGCGATATACCAATCCCACACTTTTGATTTCAAAGTGATGCAATCCGCATCGAGCGTTACGAAATGAGAATTGATAAATACGTGCACCGGGTCGCTTGAATCTCTCAACTGTTTCGCACGATCGATCAATGACTTCGGCGGGTCGAGACGATTCCGTTGCCACATCTTCAAACCTTTCAACGCCCAATTGAGAATTGCCGAATCTTCATCGTGCAGTATATGATTCCAAAGTCTTGGTATCTGATCCTTGACTTCAACCGGGTGCCGAAATGGTATGATGTTGATGCGTCGCCATATGCCCGGGTCACTACCTTTGATTTCCGGTTCATGATTCGTCGATAGAAAAAGCTTGAATTCTGGCATGTATTCAAAGTATTCTTGCCTGAGAAACCGCGCCCGAATTCTATCACCACCCGTGATCCATTTCACCAACGCTTCATCCAACACCTCACCTTCGTTCGTTTCGATCGCGTTGACGATCCGCGCACCTTTCATCGCCGCGAGATCGTTGCGTATGTTACCCGCCCGGGGGGTGAACGACTTCGCATCAGCCTGTTGGCTGTAATCGCTCCCGAGTAACCCCCGCAACAATTCAAGAAACACGGTCTTGCCATTACTACCGCCGCCAATCAACAGGAACAAACACTGTTCATCCGTCAACCCGGTGAGACAATACCCAACCACCCGTTGCATGTATGCCGTGATCTTTTTGTTCCTGAACGTCGTCAACAAGTAATCGTCCCATTGTGGTGAATTGGTCGCGGCAGGCTCATACACAACCGGAATCATGCGCGTGATGTAATCTATTCGCTTGTGTGCCCTCGCCAACCCCGTGTTCAAGTCAATCGTCGCGTTCGGTGTGTTCAACAACATCGGGTCGGAATCCAATTCTTCAGAGTGCACGATCATCGATGGTAACGATTTCGCGATCTTTTCCATTTGACCCATCGAATACCCGCTTTCGCTCGCTTCGGCGTGCTTCAGCAACGCGACTTGATCGTCTTGTATCGCACTGATGTCGAGTTCGCCTTCGATCGACCGCACCGTGTCGACGATACGGGCTTGCACATCCGACCGATCCGGGTCCGCCTTCCACCGCACGCCATCCCATACCAACCAATATCCGAATTCTGGGCAATATCGCAAGTCGTTGCCGTGCGTGTGTTCAAGTCGTTCGGCGTTGCCAAGGTCGGTCATGTTGTATTTCACAAGTGCCCCTCGATGTGTGATGCTGTGAATATATGACTATCGACCCGCGTGTATCAAGATCATGCCGTTGACGTTGCCGATGCGAAGTCGTTGCAGTATATTCGGGTTGCACGACCACTTCCCCGGTCAATGCGTCACCTCGGAACCCCGGTCGCAACCTCGACGATCGGGGTTCTTTCATTTCACGTCGAGAGTCTTCAACACATCTTCGCGACTTGGCCCGAATTCACCACCCGCATGTAGCTTGTCGATCATCGGTTTCAGATACCCGCGAACGCATTCGGCGTGTTTGTATTCGTCGTTGATGATCATCATGGGTTCGGTGTATGCGTGATGGAATTCGATAGTGATGTGATCCCGCGCACCCACGCCGCACGCCTTCACAACCTTCTTGAACAGCTTGTGGGATAGTTGGACACGCGAATATGGTATGGTGTTCACTTCACACGGTTCATCCCACAGCGGGCAATAGTCAAACGTGAGCCATTCGGTTCCAACTGACTTGCTTTCCCGATCGTATGCGAACACGTGTTGATCTTCACGCCCCCAATCAATCGTGATCGTTGCATTCGACGGGGTTGCGTGCGCGTTTCGCACCCGCTTCATCGCGTTCAGCAATGGTTTCGCTTCGATGTCGAGATATTCGCGCACCTTCGACTTGATGTGAGCTTCGATTGCGAATTCATCATCAACAACATCCATCATCACATGTCTACCACTACCGCCAATCGTCAACCGCACTTGCTTCGCTGGTGGTTCGTGCGTGAACTTGCATTCGATATCGACCGGCTTATTGCCAATAGGGTTTAAGAACCGCCGCAAGGCTTCGCGATCGATACGCATCGACACCGATTGCCACGTTTCAATATCTTCAACATCATGCGCAAACACGATCACCGAAAAGCCATCGGTCGCGGATATTTCGAGTTGCGACCCATGTGTTCGCACATTCACCGAGTGTATGATCCGATGTGGGTCGTCGTGCGGCTTGATCTTCGGCACGAAGTCAACACAAGCGTGCAACGACTTCAAGATGTCTTTCGTCAATATCACGGTTGTTTCATTCATCACTTCAACTCCGGGGTGCGTGCGAGAAAGCCGTGATTTGCCAACACCCGAGCATTCGCGATATTAAGCGGGCGAGTGAATGTCTTCGAGCATGCGTTTGTGAATGGCGAACATCTGAAAAATCGAAGTTCACCCTCGTGATACGTGATCGTATATATGTCACCACGTATCGGTGATCTGATTGAATTCTGTAACATCGTCACCATGTTCGGATCATATTCGGTTGGGGTGTTGCCGTTGATATGCGACAACGTCTTCATCAACACTGCCCCACCGACGTATGCAACCCCTCGATTCGGCAAGATCGTGATATCATTCACATCAACCTGTTCGTGCAAGTCTTCAAGCGATCGTATTGTCGCTTGTATTTCGTTGCGTGCATATTGTGTAACACCGATCCATAACCCTGCCGTGACAGCGAGCAAGATTGCGATTGGTATGATTGCCATGTATTCACCGTCCGTGACCGCCACGACCGCCCCAACGACACACAGAAGCAATAGGGCACGTATCGCGGACACCGCCGCCGTGAGTAATGATTCGATACTCTTCACCGTTTTCATATCCGACCTTCCGTATCGACACGTCGTTGACCGCCGCGCCTTGTGATTTTCTTTCGCGCCTTCCGACACGCCGGGCATAGGTCGTTGATTTCCATCAACGGGGCGTGAAGGTTGTTCGTGTGCTTCGTTTCGATGTGTCCGCATCGTGCATATACAAGTTGCATCGACCGCCCACCGCCGCGTTCTTTATCACCTTTCATCACGACCCCCGTCGATTGTTCCGTCGATCCGAAGTAGTCGCGGGGGTTGTGTCAAGTCGTCACCGTGTGCCCGCACGGCGATGATATACACTTCCATCACGCCTTTAGCTTCCACCGACAACACGTCGACGCGTGCCCATTCACACCGCATCCGCTTCGCGATGTCTTCGGCGATGATGGGCGACAAGAAGGTGCGAATGCCCTCCAACTTCACCGCCCACTTCATGCCGTCACCTCTTGAACCCATTCGATCACATTGCCGGCGTTCGCCGCGACTTCGATTTCCATCAACGCCGTTGCGATCGGATCATGTTCGCCACACACTATATCAAGTCTATCGTCATCACTCCATGCATCGGCGGAGGCGATCATGTCGTCAAGCTTGCCGAACTTCATCACGTAACACGGTATGTTGCACAAGCGACCGTTCAACCCGTCGGTGTCGGTTTCCTTACATTCGCACGCGGCATTCACCCGGTGTGATCCGGTCAAGGTTTGATACGCGTGTGACAGCTTCGGTGACTTGCATATCAACAACGGACGCCCGACCCACCCGTCCGCGCGCATTGAACTGCGCAGTGCGACGTATTCTGAATCATTCTTTTCGACACCGTGCAACGGCTTGATGCTGAAGGGGTTGATCATCGTGACGTTGTTGTTGATCGCCGCGATCTTCGCTTCGGCATCGTTGACTTTGGTATCAGACATCGTCATTCATCCTCGTGGTTTCGCACAATTCGCATGTGAAGTCACTTGTGCGGCGATCTTCGAACACACGCCGCCCGCATCCGGGACACAATACGCTTGTCCAGATGTCGCTTTTCTGACATCGCAAGCACACGTTGATTCGATACGGTGTCTCAAGCCCGTTGTCTTTGAGCGTGCCATCATCGACTTGAATGCGCGTCGTGGTCATCTTGCATGTGTCGCAATACTTTCGCATGTTCCGCCCCTTGTGTCGTGTGTGTCGATCTCTTCAGGTGCGGCGTCACCGCACGACGGGGGTGTCGATCCACACCCCGTTTCGATCTTGTTTATTTGAGGGTGCATATACGCGCGATCCATAAAACAATATCTTGTGTTGTTCGAGTGCCGGTGAAGTCGAAACGAGCATTTACTTCGCCATCGACGATATGGAATAATGTTTGACCGCCTTTATTATTATGTGTTACAAGCTTGAACATCTGCGCGTCACATACATTGTGCTTCATATTCGCGGCTTTGTGTGTGTGATTCTTCACGAATGTGTAGACGGTGTAACCATGCTTCGCCAATTCTTCGCGGATCGTTGTGTTAATAGTTTGCGTCGTCATCTTGTCGCCCCTTGTTCGTTGTCGTTGTTCGTTAGTGCCTTCAAATAGAAGATACAATGAAAAGTCGTGAATGACAAATGAAAAATGAAAGATTGTCATTTTATTTTACGCAACTCATTCAAGACGGTGATGACATCTACATCGATATTGATCACATTCGCACCTTCATCGAACGTTGTGACCGTCATTTGCTGTGATGCATCCGACCACATGAAGTCCTCGACATCGTCGATCGTCAACACATCTTCAAGCGTCGTGTGATCAATGGTGTGCACGATGTGCCCGACGCGCATCGGGTTGAATGCCCCGCGTTCAAGAACCAATGTTGCGTGTTCAAGATCGCCCGATATCATCTTCACGTTCAACGCACCATCGGCGTTCGTTGTCCATCCGGTCATTTGCCATTTCATGATTCAACCTTTGTGTTTCGTGTCATCCCCGCCGACGACGTACGTTCCACCAGCACAGAAATGCGGAACATCAACCGCAGTATTTGTCCCTGGCTCGCTCAGTTGTATCCAATAACTCATCGCTCACTGCTCCTTCTGCACGTCGGCGCGTGCCTGGGCCTTGGTGCGTGTTTCGTATTCGCGGGTGAGCTTCTTCGCCTTGTCAAACTGCTCACCGGTGACGGAGTTGCCAGTTTCGACAGTCTCGGTGATTTCCTCAAGTAGTCCTGCCATCTGGTGTGTCATGTAGCTCCAACTAGATACAAAAGACATTGCGTTCTCCTTTGTGTGGTTGATGTGATTCTCATTCATGTACGATCTTCGCACGCGCTTCGAGTTCACGTAGGCGTTCACTCGTCATCGTCTTTGCCTTTCCGGTGCGCGTCGATGGCGACAAGGATCGCTTCAGCTTCACTCACAGCGTCCCACACGAGGTCCTGCGTGGGGTGTGCCACTTGTTCACCATCCTCACCTTCATGCCAGCCAACACCGTCCTCGACACCCTGCATACCATACCCCTTGAAAGCAGGAAAGAAGTTCTTCATCCGCTCCACCAACTCGTCAGGCAGTCGGTTGGGGTCGAGTGCGGCGGCCAGCTTCTTGCGTTCTGGTATGTCCATCTCAGCAAGCAATCTCTCGCCACACTTCGGCCTATATCCGAGGTCTTCTACTGTAAACTCGCCACCGACACGATCTCCGTTGATGGCGTAACCTAGCGGGTGTGATACCAATACCTTGTCCATGTATATCTCCTGTGTTACGCCCGATAAGGTGAAGTATGTATAGACAGTTAGTCGTGTTTATGTTTGGGGGCATCGACCGCCCCTTGTTTCATATGTATTGATCGGTGCTTCGGTGTAATGATAACATCGTAATTATCATTGTCAAGTCGTCATCGGAAGATTTATCATTTTTCGCTATCAACCCCCGCCACTATTCACACGTATTGCGGATTGACTCTTGAAAACTTATCTTCATAATGTCAAACAATTCTTAATTACAATTACCCAACCCCCAACATGGAGGTTTCCCGTGAATCGAAAAGACGGTGCACGATCCGCACACATTTCACACGAGAGTGACTTGATCGTATTCACTCGTATGGGTGAGAAACCCCGCGACGTATTCGACGAGTCGATCCACGACGTGCGCACATGGCTTCAGCCTTGGCATAAGATACCCGTTACGGTCGCACGGGGTTTGATCGCCGTGCACAACATCAACGTGTATGACGGTGTAACACCCACCGATTGACGGTTATCTTCGCTATCGCTACATTTCCTCCCGGTGAGCTTAACGTTTTCCGGGAGGTTTTCAATGTATGCCATCATCTTGATCTTGCTGTCGATCACATCGATCGCATCCGCCACCACTTCGACCGTGAGTATCGGGTTCTTCGCACGCCCCGCAAGTGTTGAGGCGACCCCATTCGATTGGATGGTCGAAGGTAAGTATGCTATCGCGTTGGGTGCCAACCACTTCGACCTTAAACTTCAACACGAACGCGACGCGGGCAACCGCTTCACCGACGTCGACATGAAGGCATCGACCATCATCAATCGATACAAACTCGGCGTTCGCTACGCCGACATCCGCGAACACGACTTCTACATGATCACGACAACCGCCGAACGACTCTATGGTTCCGACAGCCTTCACGTCGGCTTCGGTATCGAACGATCATACACCGATCGATGGTTCAACGACCCCGCGACATTCGCACGCGCATCGGCTGTTAGCATATTCAACGTCGGATCGATCATCTTCGATACCCGCTTGGCGTATTCGCGCAATTCGTCACGTGGGATGTTTGAAGCAACTTCACAAGCGGGTGTTGACGTTGACAACGGGAGGCTTTCATTCCAAGGCAACTATCACCGCGTTCAGACTTCGGCGGGCGTGTCGTCGTCGTGGGCGGTCAAGTTTGTGATATCAAGGCGGTTATCGTCATGAGTGTGATATCAAAGATCGTCGGTGCATTCACGAACACGCGTGAAACGGTGCAAGAGATTGCAACGAAGGTGTTGGCTATTGTTGGTGATCCGCATAAACCCACCGGTGACAAGCTTGCAGAGATTCAAGGCATCGTGACGAACGCACAAGTTGACATCGCGCGCATCCAGGGCGACGTGACGGTTGAGACTGAGCAGTCATGGGCGTCTTCACAAGCGGAAGCCGAAAAGACGATGCGTGCGCGGTTGAAGTCAAACGACGCCTTCGTGCGTCGTGCACGGCCTTCGTGGATGTATGGCTTGCTTGCGATCTACGTTGGGCGTTACCTGGTGATTGATCCCGTATGGTCGGCGTGTGAATGGCCGATCGCTGAAATACCGATGACGATGCACGCGATCACCACGACTCTCGTTGGTGGTTACGGCGTGTTGCGGTCGCGTGAAAAGAAGTCGAACGTTGACGAAATCACGCAATTGATGAACACGATTGGCGGGACACCATGAGTAAGCGATATACGTCTCTACACGCTGGTGGGGTCGGCGAATGCCGTGCCGACTGAAACTTGATGATGCTAAGATAGCGAAGATATGTGCACCCATCAGTAAGGGTGCATATTTCAAACCCGCTGTTGAGTGTGTAGGTGTAACCGATCGCACCGGTTACAATTGGCTTGCCCGTGGTAAGCGGGCTTATGATGCTATTGAAGCTGGTGAGACGATAACCGAAGATGATGCAACATGTCTTCGGTTTCTGCACGCTGTAAAAAATGCTGAAAACGAATCCGAGATATTGAAGGTCATTGCTATCGGTGATATTGGTATGGGAGGCGTTGTCACAAAACGCGTAACTTACCCCGATGGGCGCATCGAAGAGACACGCACACTACCCCAATGGCAAGCACTCGCATGGTTGCTTGAACGCAAATATCCGCAACGCTTCGGTCGCATTGAACGTCATGAAGAAATCAACAACGACGCACATGTTTCATTCGACATCGACCCCGATGAAATGCACGCGATCGCCGCCGCGTGCCAAGCGAATAAGATGATCACCGTTGAACCGGTGGTGTCGAATGACTGACTACGCCGCAACCCGCCACCCGCTGTTGTTCGCACGAAGCGTAGACTCCATGTTCGTCGTGCCGAAGCATGTTGAATATCTTTCCAACGTCTACACCGACATGATCGCCGGTCGTGGTCCGCGATTCCGCATAGTTTCACTCCCGGTGCGCATGGGCAAGTCACACTTTCTCTCAATGCTTGCACCCGCGTGGTATCTTGGACGTAAACCTAAAGATACGTTGATCTTAGGTTCATACGGTGCGAAGTTCGCCGCAAGCTGGGGTCGCAAGGTGCGCGACATCTTGATCAAGCACGGACGGCAATTCAACATCGGCATCGACCCCAACAAACACGCGACCGATGAATGGGTGATCGACGGTCACGGCGGTGGCATGATCACGGCGGGTGTCGGTAGTGGGATAACTGGTCGCGGTGGTCAGTTTCTCCAACTCGACGACCCGGTCAAAGACGCCGAAGCCGCCTTGTCGCCGACGCAACGTGATAACTTGTGGGAATGGTTTCAATCGACGTTTTATACCCGACGTGAACCGGGCGCACCCATTCTCATCATCATGACACGATGGCACCGCGACGACCTTGCGGGTAGACTCATGTCGCCCGAAACGAACCCCGACGGGCATCACTTGTGGGATTATGTGCGCCTTCCGATGATCGCCGAAGACAACGATCCGCTGGGGCGCGAACCCGGTGACTTGTTATGGCCCGAGCGCTTCAACGAAGCGGAAATCGCAAACGCCCGCGCGTTCATGCGCAACGCGTGGTTTCAGGCACTCTATCAGCAAAACCCGACTGAAGATGTTGACGGTGCGTTGTGGTCAACGGCGTTGATCGAAGCGTCACAACAGTATGTATACCCCGATCTTACGATTCGCATTCTCTCCATCGACCCGTCGATCGACAGCAAGTCCACCAGCGATGAAGTCGGCATGATAATACTCGGTCGCGACGAACGCGGTATCGTGTATGTCGAAGACGACTTCAGCGGTCGCATGGCCCCCGATGAATGGGCGATACTTGCCGTTCGCTTGTATTACGAACATAACTTGAACTACATTGTGATTGAAGATAACCAAGGTGGCAAGATGTGTGAGTTGTCGATTCGCAACGTGCCCGGTGGTGAATACATACCAATCGTGACTGTGCACGCGACCGACTCAAAGTTGTTGCGCGCGGAACCGATACAAGTCTTGTATCGCGTGCACCGTGTGAAGCACACGCGGCAACTTGACCCGCTTGAAGCTGAAATGACTTCATGGGTTCCGGGCGTATCGAAGTCGCCAAACCGTATCGATGCGATGGTGCACGGGGTGACTGATCTTGCACAATCATTCAACGCTTCGGCGTTCCGTGACCCGACAATACTTGGAGGGGGTTGAACCCTATGTTTGAATTCTTGAAGCGATCGAAACCCGAAGTGTATGTGAACGATGCATCGTTGCGCAAGTCGTTTGCGATACCGTCGAATATACTCGCGGCGTTCGCGGCACAAAACGATAAACTGCCAGATACGTTCGTCAAGTTCGTCGAACGTGGTTTGAAACGAAACAGCGACGTCGCTGCGTGCTTGTCGACGATGGGGCAAACTATCGCCCGTGTGCGTTGGTCGGTATACGCCGAAGGTTGCGAAGACGAACAACCGGTCGATGCACCCGATGTTGAACAATTGATGTCGATGCCGAATGAAACGACGACCGGTTCAAACTTCGTGATGACGTGGGTCAATCACTACGTGCTCGCGGGCAACGCGTTCATGTATCATGCACGCCCGACGGTGCCGACACGCGGTGTGCCCGGTGAATTGTGGTTGTTGCCACCCGATAAAACGTCGGTCGTCAAGCCAAAGGGTGGATCGTTCATGCCGTCGATATCAGGGTACGCATACAAGTTCGACGCGAAGAAGCCGCCGAAGATATACCCCGTTGACACCGTGTGGCACGAAATGTTCCCCGATCCGATCAACGTGTATTACGGATACCCGCAACTTCTTGCGGCGGCAATCGAGGTTGAATTGGGTAACGTCGCACGCGCATACAACCGCGCCGCGTTGAACGCGGGTGGGTTGCCGCCGTTGAAGTGGGTGTTGCCTGCGAACACCGTGTTGACCGAATCACAACGTGCGCAACGTCACGAACAAATCAACCGCGTGTTGGGTAACGTCGAAACGCCTGGACGTGCACTATTGCTTGAGGGTGGTGAAGACGTCATGCCGATAAGCACCGCCGACGACGACTTGCAATGGAAAGACACGTTGACGTTGTCATCGCGGAAGATATGCGCGGTGTTGAACGTGCCGCCCGAGATGATCGGCGATCACGAGAACGCCCACTACTCCACATACAAGGTTGCACGCGAATCGTTTTACCGCGAATGCATCATACCGTTTCTTGATCGGTATCGTGCAGGTTTCAACACCCACATCATGCCGCACATCATGCCGGGTTACGTGATCGGATACGACCGCGAACTCTTGGCTGAATTCGCCGAAGAGACGATCCACCTATGGGCGCGCATCCACAAAGCCCACGACGGCGAAATCATCACGAAGAACGAAGCACGCGTGAGGTTGGGATTGGAACCGATTGATGGTGGTGATGAATTCAAGGTGAAGGCCGTGCCGGTCGCGAATGCACCGAACAAAGACGACAGCAAGTCGGCGATTGATATGTTGGCAAATGCACATGTTCCAACTGTTGAACTTGCACATGTTGCCAAACAAGCAGATGCTGAGTTATCATTCATTGAGAAAAGTCGAAAGCAAGCCGCGTCGGTATTCAAGGCTGAAGGTAAATCGGTTGTTGCCGCGTATGCGAAAGCTGGCAATGCAGACACCGCGATCGCGGCGATCGACCCGAAGAAATGGTCAACATACTTGTCAGAAACATACACCGACGTCGTGCCTACGTTCGCCGACGCGTCGTATGACAAGCTGACTGGTAAGTCGTTGAAGCTGGTTGAAGTCGATGTGTGGCTTGACGTTGCTGACGAATACATAAGTGAAGCGGGTGCTGATAAGGTGAAGGCGATCACAACCACAACGAAAGACGGCATACGCACGACGATTCGATCGGGTGTTGCTGAAGGTTTGGGTCAACGCGACATCGCAAAGCGTCTTCAAGATCAATTCACGATGTTCGCCGATTACCGCGCCGACCGGATCGCACGCACCGAAGTCCACTCCGCCGCGATGCTTGGCAATCAAGCGGGGGCGTTGCACACGGGCTTGAAGCTGTTGAAGGTGTGGACACAAACCAAAGACACACGCACACGTTCACAACACACGTCAACGCTCATGGGGGGCGTCGGCGGTCAACGTCGGGCGATCGACAAAGCATACAATTTGCCGGATGGATCAAAAATGATGTTCCCCGGTGATTCATCGCTAGGCGCAACCGCTGTCAACGTCATCAATTGTCGTTGTGCGGAAATATACGAAGAGGTTTGAACGTGTGGAACGACGAAATTTTGACACGACCGAACGGCGAACTTTTACAAAGTGCCGATCGAATGTTCACGATCCCGATGAACGACTTGACCTTGAGCGAAGGCGACGACGACAAGGCCCCGACGTTCCAGGGGTATGCAAGCATCTTCGACGTTGTCGATGCACATGAAGAAATTATCAAACCCGGCGCATTCACCAAGACGTTGAAGGAACAAAAAAACGTGATGGTGATGTGGAATCATGATCGATTCGCGGGTATCTCGTTGTCGCATGTTGAAGACAAGAAAGGTCTTGTTGTTGAAGGTGAAATGAACATCGGCACCGAAGGCGGTCGCGAAGCGTTGGCGATGATGAAGCAGATGCAAGCCAACGGCAACAAGATGGGCTTGTCGATCGGCGGTCGAATCATCAAAGCGAACTTCCCAGACGATCACAAAGAACCGATCGAGTTGCTTGAAATTCGATTGATGGAATACAGCTTGACACCTTGGCCCGCGAACCCCCGAACATGGGCGGGCAAGCTGAAGAGCGATGAACACGATTACGTATCTACACACTTCCCCGTTCATGGTGCACTCGACGATGATGTCGAGCCGCCCGTTGTCGATGAGCCGCTTGACTTGAAGGCACTCACGGAAGCGATGAATGGCGCAACTGAAGTCATCACGGACCTAACTTTCAGGAGGACGCTATATGTTGCCCGAAATCACACCACTTGATGCCGCGCTCACGCTCACGCAAGTGCCAGGTGCCGTTGTTCAGCTTGTCAATGACGTCAAGGCGTTTCGCGACGCAGACGCCGCCGTGCGCACGTTGAGCGATGAGAAGATCGCCGCGCTTGAAAAGAATCTCGGAACCGGAAGTATCGAAGAGTCGCTTGCGAAGGCGAACGAAGATTTGATCAAGCGCATCGGCGTGTTGGAGACGCAAGCAAGCCGCCCGGAACTCGGTGGCGAAACCGCAACCAACGCTGCACATGAGATCGAATCGCGCAAGCAATTCGTCGAATTCGGCGAATGGTGTAACAAGGTCGCCGACGGCGAAAACCTTGACAAACACGTCATGAAGGCGATCACGATCGGCGATTCGGCTTCCGCCGGTGCAATCGTCAAGCCCCCGACGTTCATCAATCAACTGATCGCTGACATCGTCGAGATTTCACCGATCCGCGCGCATTCGATGGTCGTGCCGATGTCAACACAGACATTGACGATCGGTCGCAAGACCGGAAATTCTTCAGCCGCCCGAACGTCTGAAGTTGAACAGATCGACGAATCGACGAACCCGACGTTTGGTGATATCACACTTACCCCGACGTTCATTCGTGCATACCTCGATTACTCGATGACGAGTGAGATGTTCTCCGCCTTGTCGATCGAAAGCTTGCTTCGCGGAGACCTTGCGGAACAGTTTGCGAAGAAAGAAGGTAGCGAATTCTTGACCGGTTCCGGCAAGGGTGCGCCCGAAGGCATCTTGACGAACACCAACATCGGTGCCGTCACGAACAGCGACAGTGCAACCGACATCTCGTGGGAAAGCTTCGCAACGATGCTGACGACCTTGAAACAGCCGTATTGGAACGACGCGGTGTGGTTGATGAATTCAACCACGTTGGGTGAGATATGGAACACCCAAGATGGCGAAAGTCGCCCGATGTTGAATCCGTATGGACTTGAACATCAGCAACCGATGACCATTCTTGGCCGACCGATCGTCATCGCGCAAGACATGCCCGATTCAACAACCGGGTTGATCCCGTTGGTTCTAGCGAACCTGAAACGCGGTTACATCATCGGCGATGCAATGGACATGGTGTTCCAGCGCGATGACGTCACACAGCTTCGCAAGGCCACGTTGCGGTTGTACGCCTTCATGATGAATGACGGTCGTGTGCGACATCCTGAAGCAATCGTCAAACTCACGATGGCATAGGAGGATTGATCATGCGTCAGAATATTCTTACGGGGGCTATTGTCAGTATAGCCCTATTAGTGGCCCTTGCCGGTGCAGTGCATGTTGGTAAGGTCTACAAGGATCAGGGAGGCGATCGCATCACGATCGCAAGCGGTGGAACATTACGTGTTCTATCTGGCGGGACACTTTCCAACGCTGGCACGTATACCATGAGCGGTACTGAGAGTCTGACCGGTGACGTCAATGTAACCGGTACGGCTACTATCGACATTGCAACCGGGTGTTCTGTAATCGTGGCAACGGGCGGTGTGTTCACGATTGAGAGTGGCGGAGTTGCTACTATCGTTGGAGATGCTACGCTCAGTGGGACAAATACACTCAGTGGACCGACCACCGTAAGCGGTGAGTTCTCAGCAGAAAGCACGGCTGACTTCAGCGGAGCCGCCGGGCTGTCTGGCACAGGCGCATTCACCGTGGCGAGCGGAACCGAGTTGACCATTGCGTCGGCTGGATCACTCACCGTGGCCGATGGGGCCGTCGCGGCGTTTGCTGAAATAATCAATTACTCGTTTGCGGAACTATTCTCTCAAACCACCCCAGCGGATACGGTTCTTATGGCTGGAGTTTTGCCAACTGATGTGGTACTCGCAACGCCTACGGATTCAGCGTATACCCTCTATGCCGCTACCGGCACGGATTCGGTGTTCATCACGTCCGCCGCTGTGACGACGCACATTATCAATCTCATGGTCGTCAGACCGCAATAAAGGAGGGTCATATCATGGCCGTTACAATCCAGAATATTCACAAGTCGATCGAAGTGGTTGAACTTGTTGCACTCGCCGATCACGCACACACCGGTTTCTATTCAGACGCCGTGAGCGTGCGTGGTAACGACGCCGTTGAATTGCTCGCGATTCAGGGCACATTCACCGGTGAAGACACTTCGAACTATCTCACGATCACCGTTGAAGAAGCCGACATGGACACCGATATGTCGGTGCCAGAATCAACCGACTTCTCCGCTGTTGCCGCCGCTGATCTGTCGGGTGCGTTCCTTGTCGTCAATGGTGTTGCCGCGACCGATTCTGACTTCCAGCGTGTCGGGTATATCGGTATCGGAGATTACGTGCGACTGAAATACACGTATACCAGTACTGGGGTGAGTGCTAGCAACGTCACCGCGTATGCGATCCTCGACAACCCGAAGCGCGGGCCGGCATTGGATTCCGATGATGCAATCGACGGCTTGACGACCGCATTCACAGCCGCCTAATCGACGGGAGCGGTGCTTGTGTGACTTACACAAGTAGGTAAACTCGCTCACGTTTGGAGGGGGGTCAAGAAATTGGCCCCCACCAACGTTATGATGATGGAAAACAACTACACCGACACGCGAACGAGCGCAACACCCGCCCTTGCGGTCACGTCGGCTGAATTCGCCCGCTACGTCGGCATACCAGCCGTCGGTGACATGGACGACGATCAAATCGCCGACATCAACCGATCGTTGACCATGGCAACCGATTACGTTGAACGCATGACGTCGCGCTGCATGATGACGCAAACACGTCAACTTCGACTTGATGCAATCACACCGAACAGCCTAGCGCGCGCACAGGCGTATATCGCGTATGGCATACCTGTATCGTCTGGCGTATTCGCCGCCGAAGACATCACAATACCTTCAGTGCCCGTTGTGTCGATATCGTCAATCGTGTATTACACGTCTGACAACACCGAGACTACGTTCGCAACCGCTTCGTATCGACTCGACGCCTTGCGCGAACCGCCGCGTGTGTTGATCAACGCCGGGTATTCGTGGCCGTCGGGTATGCGCAACGAAGATTCACTTGTTGTCGAATACGTTGCAGGTTACACAGCCGCGTCGGCAGTGCCACCGGGGTTGAAGGTTGCGATCTTGCGCGCCGCCGCAGGTGAATATGAATCGCGTGAAATCGCCGAAGATGATGCAATGTTGAAGCGGGCGATCGAACCCTTCAGAATCTACTTGTGAGGTGTATGTATGGCTGGTCTGTTATTGACAATTCGACGACTTGATGATGGTCGATTTGAAGTGAAAGAAAATGGCTCAATCATCGCCCGCGCCGCGTCGGTGAACATCGATGCACAAATGGGCGTGTTCAAGATCACGTCGGAATCGCTTGACGGTGAATCGTTGTCGAAGGCGAGCACGCTCGAAGCAAAAGACGGCGTGCACCCCGATGTCGCGCAACGACGTCGTGAGGTTGTGCTTGATGCCGAAGTGACACATGATGACTTCACAGGTGGAAACGATGAGACAGTCGAAGCTGAAGCCGAAGACGACGGGTCAACTACGTTACTTCGCGACGATCAAGCCCCCGACTGACGGTGTTGATGTAAACAAGTCTGAAGACATCACGTATACAAGCGTTGGGGTGATACCCGGCGACTTCCGCACGGCGCCGCGCCCCGCTGAATGGGAAGGTGGCACGATGCAAGGTGCGAACCGTTACACGTTCAAGTGCCGATATTGGTCACTGGTCACGTTGGGATCGCAAGTCGTGATCAAAGATGTCGTATACGCGATTGACACGATTGAGATGCTTGAAGGTCGCGAACGGTGGATGACGATGCACTTGATGGATTGGGATTGATATGCCGAAGGTGAACATGCTCGGTATGCGAAAGCGGGATGTCGCGCAATTCAACCGCGACATGCGCAATACGCAATCTGACTTGAAAGATCGCGTTCGTGTGACCGTGAATCGGAAGGGTATCAAGCTACACGCGAACGCTGTGCAAGGTGCACCCGTCGACAACGGTGACTTGCGTGGAAGTATACGATTCATATTCGACGATCATGACACCATCGCGACCGTCGGCACCGACAAGGTATATGCACCGTATGTTGAATTCGGAACCGCACCACACTTGATCACGCCGAAGAATAAGAAGGCGTTGTCATGGAAGGTCGGCAAGAAGCGAATCTTCGTGAAGTCTGTTCGTCACCCAGGCACCGAACCGAACCCCTTCATGCGAAACGCATTGAAGTCAGTTGATCCAGAATTCCGGTTCGCGATCGCGACCGATTTGAGGGATACAATAAATGGCGACGCATAGTCGACAACTTGCGGTTCAGAAAGCCTTGTCGGTGAAATTGATAGGCGCAATCACGATCGACACCGTCGTCGTGCCGGTTTACAATGGACCCCCGACAAACGAAGTGCCACCTTACATCACGATCAAGCAGGACGTGACGGAAACATTCGACCGCTTGCACGACCGCACCGGCAACACGGTTGACAGTGAAGTTCACATACACATTCGCGACAAAGACGCGGGCGAAACGAAGTTGAAGCAAGCCCTCGACGACGTCGTCACATTACTCGACTATGGCACATTGACATTCACCGGCGGCATCACACTTGTCGTCATGTTCATACAGGACACTCATTCATTCGCCGAAGAAGACGGGCGATCTCTTCGTTCGGTGGCGGGCGTCCGCATCATTATCGAAGGGTAGGGTTTCAACATGGGAACTTTCGCATTTGGTACACAGTTGACCGTCGGTGGCGTTGCAGTCGCCGCACTCAAAGAAATCAGCCACGACGGCCTTGAACGTGAGTCTATCGAAACAACCGCACACGATGCAACCGACGGGTGGCGCACGTTCATTCGCGGGTTGAAGAACGCGGGTGAAATCTCGATCAGCGGCAACCTGCTACCCGGCAACGCGACGCAAGACGCGAGCACGACCGCCGGTTTGATGGGTGAACTTGATTCGGATGCCACACATGCGACATACGTCATCCTGCTTGCCGATGGTAGTGCAACGTCATACATCAGTTGCACCGGTTTCGTCACTGGTTTCAACGTCACGAACCCCGTTGATGCGTTGTCGGAATTCGATGCGACGATCAAGTTGTCAGGTGAACCGACTCTGATGGGCGGATCGTGACCCTCACTTCACACGCTTGACGTAAGTTGATAACAACACAGGAGCAACGACAATGCCCGCAAAAGCAAAGACCCCCGAAGATACCCCGGCGATCAATTTCAAGTCATACGTGATCGCCGAAGGCGGCTACCGTGCAACATGGGACGATGCACGATGCATCGCCGACGTGGTTGCACGCTTGAACCGGAAAGCGGTAGGCGACGACGTCGACCCGGCCGTGATGTTTGATGCGGCGAACGCCGTCGTTGAACCGTGGCGGAAGGGTAAACGTGTCTTGATACCGATATCGTATGAAGGTCTTTTGTGGTTGAAAAACTGCGAAGCCACGCTACTGACCCCGGATGGCAAGAAGAATATCATGTGACATGTGTCGCATGAACTCACAACCTCAATGAGGGCGAGAACATGACGAATGAAACACCGACCCCCGCCGAACGTTCAGTGATCACACCCGATGAAATCGGACAGTGGAAGCGAACGATTGAATGGCACCCGTTGCCGGAACTCGGTGAACACAAGGGTGTGTATATCCGCGAGTTGATCGCGGCGGAATACGATGCATACATGGCATCGATTGCCGTCCCGGATGGCACGACCGACGACAAGACCAAACAGCCAAACATGAAGGTCGATCAAGAAACTGTTCGGTTGCGATTCTTAGCCCGCACGATGTGCATCGAAGATGGCACACCGTTGTATAAGTTCAACGAGTTCCGCAAGGTCGGAAAATGGAAGCCCGCGATTGTGACGGAACTTCACGAACACGCCGCGCGGTTGAATGGTCTTGATGCTGAAGCGGATGAAGAACTCGCAAAAAACTGATTCGTGACCCGATACGGCGACTCGTGTTGAAGATCGCCCTCCAATTCGGGAAAGACCCGTGTTGGGTTGCGAATCGGTTCACGGTGCGACAGATCAAGGAGTTCGGCGTATTGAACTCGATTGATCCTTGGGATGGGTCGCGGGTTGACATGCAGACCGGCATCATCGCGGCTTTGATTGCATCGGCGGCGTCGGGCAAGTCGGTGAAGGCAGATAAGTATATACCGAATTACGAAGGCCCGACGCTTGACAAGATCGCAAGTGACGAACGCGACAAGGTTGAAGAATACATGATGGCCAATACAGAAAATAACTGGGATAACATCAAACGTATGTTTGGGTTTATGTAATGGCAACGAACAACAGTCGGTATAAACTTGTCGCCACCATCTCAGCCGATGCAACAAAGTTCAACCAAGAGATGAAGCGTGCGGAAACACGCGCGTCTAAGTTCGGTAAGCACATGAAGACCGTCGGCGCGGGCATGACGCGCGGCGTCACCTTGCCAATGATCGCCGCCGGTGCCGCGTTCTTACGTGCATCAACGCAATTCAGTGAAGGCATGGCGAACGTCGCGACGTTGATACCCGACAGCACGGATCGCGTGCATGACTTGGGTGTTGAAGTCAAACGCATCAGTGTCTTGACAGGTAAGTTCACAACCGAAGTGTCGGCGGGTTTGTATGACGTCGTGTCGGCATTCGGTGATACCGCCGACTCCGCAACCGTGCTTGAAGTCTCTGCGAAAGCCGCCGCCGCTGGCATGACATCGGTTGCGGATGCCGTCGGGTTGACGTCGTCGGTCACGAAAACCTACGGCGACACAACCGCGAAGGCGGTGAAAGAAACCGCCGACTTGGCGTTTCTCACCATCAAGTTAGGTCAAACCAACTTCCCCCAACTTGCACGCGGTATTCAGCTAGTCGCACCCGTCGCGCAAGCCGCCGCCGTGAGTCAACGCGAATTGTTTGCGGTGATGGCAACCTTCACCGGCGTGACCGGTCGCGCCTCGATGGTCGGCACACAGTTACGCGGCGTGATGCAGTCGTTAATGGCCCCGACTGAAGGCATGACACGGCTGTTGGCCGCGCAAGGGTTCGAAAGTGGGCAAGCGATGGTCAAGTCGCTTGGCTTGCAGAAGACGGTCGCGACGATCGTCGAATCGGCGAAGGCGGCGGGCGTGCCGTTGCAGACATACATATCTTCGATCGAAGGTCAAACGCTTGCACTCGCGTTCGCGGGTGCACAATCGACCGTGTATGAGGACAAACTTGCACAACTTCAAAACGCATCCGGTGCGTTGAACGAAGCCTTTGATGCACAGACGAACGGTGTCAACAAGACCGGGTTCGCATTCAAGGTCGCGTTGGTGAAGTTGCAGAACTTCGCCGCCGAAATGGGCGATGTATTGATGCCACTGTTCGCGAAGGTTATTGAGGCGATCGACCCGATCATTACCAGGCTAACTAGTCATGCCGCAAAGTTCACAGCGTCTTCTGAAACGATGAAACAAGCCGTCATGGCTGTCGTTGCGGTGTTGGTTGCCGGTGGACCATTGATGACCGCCTTGGCGTTCTTGATGTTACACCCGCTCATCGCCGGTGGTGCTGTGTTGGTGGGTGCGATCATTTACTTCCGCGAAGAGATTGAAACCGCTGGGCGATTTGTCATTGCATTCGGGAAAAAGTTGATTGAAGCCTTCGGTGGGATGAAAGTTATCAATGCGGCGATTGATGCGGTTGTGCTCGCATTTCGGTCGTGGTTGGCTTTCTTGAGTGCCGCATACAAATTCATCGTAACTTGGGTGCAGAAGCTTTACAACAAAATCAACATTAGTCCATTTTTCGCTGGTGTGGTAAACAACTTCAGCGGTCATATCACTACATGGTTGGGGTATTTTCAAACGGCGTTTAACTTCATCGTGAAAATCGTCATCGGGATCATCCGCTGGTTGCGAAAATTGACATCAGCCATACCCGGTGCTGACGCGTTATTTGGTGCGATGGAAACATCAGTGCGCACGATGGCGGCTGTGTTGCCAACATTAGGTAAAGCTATTGTCGGTGTTGTCGGTAACACGAAAGCGTGGAATGACGTCATTGGTGCGATACCCGGCTTGTGGGATAAAGCCGCGAAGGCCACTGCGAAGGCGAACGCGGAAATGAACAAGGGTAAACCGAGCACACCTACTAAATCCGGTGGAACCCCATTCATACCAGACAAGGGTGGTGGCACGGGTGGGAAAAAAACAACCCCCGAAGTTGGCCAACTTGAACGCCTTCGCAAGATCAACGAAGCCCGCCAAGCCGCCATCGACAAGATGCACGAGCAAGACATGGTGGCGTCCGCGACATACAACGCTATGGGCGTCGGTATGGAGACGTTCGCGACCGACATGTTGATCAACTTCGACGGTATCGAAAAGTCATTCAAGAACATGATGTCGGCGATGTATAAAGAATTCGTCGCAACGTTGATTCGCATGGCGGTGGAACAAGCCATGTTCGCGATCTTCGACTTCGCGTCGGGTGGTGGATTTTCCGCTTCCGGTGGGCGTGCATTGTTTTCAAAGTTCGCCGAAGGTGGCATCGTGACACAACCCACGATGGCGATGATCGGTGAAGCGGGTGAAGCCGAAGCGGTGATACCGTTGTCGAAATTGTCGAACATGGTCGCCGGTGGTGGTGGACGTGGAAGCCAATCGATCTATATTGAACTTGATGGTCGAACGATCGGCAAGTCTGTAATGAAGAACGCGCCGGACATTGCGCGCGTATACGCAAGGTGAAAACATGCCAGCACATAAAACGACAATCACAACGGTAACACGCGAAACCACAAACCCAAGCGGTCAAGCATACGCGACACCTGCACAGTATTATTCTGCGGTCGAAGCCGAACAGGGTATGGTACAAGGCGAGTTCGGTGCACCCTACGGGATCATGCTTGATGGTGTAGGTGGGATAAACTTCGCTCAAGTGAACGCTGCCCACCAGCTTGAGGTGCGAAGCATGCTGCTGGATGCGTCCGGGACAAATGAAGCAAAGGTAACAGCAGGCGGTGAGCTTGAGACACGGAGCGTGTTACTTGATTCAGCGGGCACAAATGAAGCCGAAATAAACGCTGATAACGAATTGCACACCAATAATCGTGATGGTAGTTTAGGAATACTTGCGAGTGCATCTGGTGGTATAAACCCTGGTGTGCCTATTGACATTTTCTCAACAGGCGAACTTGTGATAACAGCCCCGGCTGGTTATACCTTCGTCGTGCGTAATTGGAATGTTCAGATTGCGCTCACCGGTGCTACTGGTGGCACGGTTCATGCGATGAATTTTCAGACAGTATTGAACGTCGGTTCGGCATCACTGCGCACGACTGAGTGGCAACCTGTTGGGATAATGGAGTGGACTGCACCGTATGGTTCAGACATCTTAGTATCAAACGGTATCGGTTTGGAAGACACATACGTTACCAATCCAGCGGGTAGCACGTTCACCATCGCAGAGCAGGCCGTCATCATGCCGGGCACCGCCGCGCACCCGCTTATCATCAACGATGGGTATCAAAATGGAACAGGGACAAATGAATTCGTGTTATCATGGACAGACAGTACCACCGGCACGTCTGCCGCTTCGGTGCGTGCACAGTTCTTCGGGCAACTCTACCGATCCGGCACGCCCGCTGAAGATATCACAATGACATATGCAACGTCGTAAAGGATAATCTCATGCCAACCACATACACACCGAACGGAATGATTGCGATCAATTGCCCCGCCGATGTCGATGATCTTATCCAACAAGCAGACGGCACGATTGTTGTGATCACCGCAATTGAAAAGACCCTGAAAGCACGGCGTGAAAATGCCGAGTGTGTCGCACGCGAAACGTTCGTCAAGTCGTGGGTATCACAGCCTGTAGATGAGGGTG